GTTTAGTGATGACTTGTCCTCACTACTTCACTACGACCTCTAAAGTACATAGAGTATTCGCTATCCTATCCCTTTTAATAAAGAGGATAGGTTTGCGCTCTTGGGGTGCAACTAAGTCGGGTTCTCTCTCCTTGAGGAGGTTACTAGCGACCCTTGACACCCCTTGGAACACCTGTTCCTCACTGAGTGAGGACAGGAGCTCGGTGCCGTAAAGGAACAGGTTGTTTTTAAGCAACCTAATTCTAGATGGCCAGGAGAGAGTGTTGAAACCCATCTGTGGGTGAGCACATCCTCCTCTTCCGGATCAGGTAATTCAGAAAATTTTCCTTTTAAGGGTTTTCTCCCTTTCTAATAAGAAAGGCTGTAGGTGTGCACCTTCAGCATTACCGGAAATCCGGGTGTAATAATATGTCTCTGCGAGTATATGTAGGTCGTGGTATTCCCGCCTACACGTCTCATAGAGAGTGTAGTCACTTGGGAAACGGACTTTAAAGTCGTTGACTGTGTGACAACCCTCAGCCTCGGCGAGCATTATAATGCTCTTCTCGGCCGAGCGGTAGCGGATATACTCATCAGACCTATGCAGGTCTGATGGAGCGCCAGCCAGCATTTCTTTAAAGAAGGTTGGCCTTTCTAAGATCTGAATAAATTCAGATTGGCGTAGATATCCGACAGTCTTGGCTTTCCAGCATTTCTCATTAGTCTTAAGACTGGCGCAAGCCTCAGGGGTAATCCCGCACAGCGCGGCGATTGTTCCCTCAGTTTCTGTATAGCCAAGGAAATCCATTGTTTGGAGTATAGACTCCTCACCAATGGTCCTATGGGTGACCCCTCTATAGAGGGAGTTCTGAGAAAAGGTACTTAAGATCCTTTGCTCAACCTCTGCACCCTCAATACCGAGAGCGACAAGGGCTATAGCCCTTCGCACGATCTCAGGTAATGAGAACAGGTTTTGTATAGTGGCACTTTCATAAGTGTCCACTAATGTGAAGCCTAAACCTCCCACAAACTTAGACATATAAGTGAATGGACAGGTCCAATCACAATATGGCTTATACCGTTGGATGAATCTCCTGATGAGCAGACTCTTCAGACAGTCCCATCCCGGGGGGAGGAAACCCATCATTGTGCCAAGCTGCAAAGCTTTGCCAATCGCCGGGTTTTTGTCATTCCGCGTCATGGTTATAACCGTGAGCGGACACAACAACCTCACTTTAATAGCG